GTTACCTGATGCATCTAGATAAACCGATTTACTTGCTGGTAAAGTACAAAATACATCTTTTGTGCCTCCAGAAAAGTTAACAGCAGAATCTGAATTAGAACTAGAGAGAACTTCAGTTCTAGTCAAATTTGCGCTTGATCCATCTAATGTACCACGTCCTACTTCAAACTCACTTGTACCTTGATTAAAGATACAATAGTAAGTTGTATTACTATTTCCTATTCCTTGTGCAAAAGTTTCAAAACCAGTTACTGCTGATCCAAGTGCCATTGCACCTGTGCCAGTAGTTGTGCTTGTAACTTTTACTCTATCGTTTATTACTAACGCCATAAATTTTTTCCTTAGCTCATACTAATAATTGCATTAGACGCAGTAGAAGGATCAGGAAACGTAACAGTAAAAGTACCGTTAGTTGCTGTCTTGTTACCGCCAAAATCTAAAACCACTACTAATCTATTTGCTACTCCATCAACAGTTACACTATTGTAAATCGCTGCAAAAGCTGCAGTGAAAGATGCACTACTATAACTTACATTTGCAAAATCAACTGATGAAACTGCTGTACTTGAAACAACTCCATTGTTAGTTAAATTTTTAACTGCGTAGTTAGAACCACCGCCGGAACTTACTTCATTTGTTGCAGTAAAAACTGTGCTTGAAGTACTGTATGGATTAGAAGTATACAAAGAAAATTTAAACAAGTTTCCGCCTGAAGCTTTAAAATTGTGATTAGCTAAAAACAGAGCTCCTCTAAAACTATTGGGTATTATATTTGCCATATTTTTTTATCTCCTTAATTATTACTTGATGGTGGTTTAACGTTAAGTTGAGCGCGAACTTCACCATCTTGATATTCGTCTCTGCGTCTGATACCGATCTGTTCGATAGCATACGATTCTAATGCTTGATTAAAAGCCTGTTGGTAGTATTGTAACATATCCTGCGGACCTTTCAAGTATGCATATGTATTTACCAGACATCCGTATAAAAGTAAATCTTGATATTTATTTGATAAATACGTTCCAACTGTAGCTGGAGCGGGATTAGATGTAGTATCTGTTATAGTTTCTGGTTCTTTATCAAAAGATATTGTAATTCCATAAGTCTTATCTGGTGTAGGTGCTACAACCCAAAATTCTTCGTCCCAATTAGCATAATATTTAGGTATATCTACAGCTTGAGTATCTGGAGTAGAGTAATATTCTGCCATAAAACTAGTATCTCTTTGTTCTAAATAAAATTGATTTCCAGCTTGATCTTTAAATTGTACATATCTAATTGCTCTTAAATTATCAGGAATAGTTACATATCTGTTTCCGACAATAGCGTTTGAAGTTGAATAAAATACATTTTGATCTGTATCTATTTGTCTATAGACACTATTTTCAGCATTTTTAATAATTGTCTTTAAAACAGAGTCAGTTAAAACTTTTGGTGTAGCTGCACCATTATCTACTTCAGTGTAGCCTCTAATATCAGTTCTTAAGTTATCTAAAGTGTATGCCATTATCCGTTTACTACCTCAAGTGTTACTGGTCCTGCCGAACAGTTATTAAAACCACCTTGTACACTACCTGTTGTTGCATTACTAGTGCTTGTTATATAAAAATAATTTATTGGATTAGTTAAAGGATCTGATGTAGTTGCTCCCGTAACATTTCCTGATGAATCTATTTGACCTAAAGCAATTGTAAAACCATTAGCATTATTTAAATCACTTACATTATCAAAAGTTGGAATATTTGCGTAAGCTTGTAAATTTCTAGCATCAGCTCCACCTGATCCTGCAGAAGTTACTTGTGGTGCTCCTCTAAATCTTACAATGTCTCCAGCTTTTCTTTGATGATCTTCTGAATAAACATTTACATAAGTTGCTCCTCCATCTTTGATACTTGTAAAAGGATTGGGATCTAACAAAATTAAACTTGCAACTGAAGCTGATTGTGGTCTTGGATTATACAAAGCTATTGGATCTGAACCAACAGGTTTTGGACTAATTTGTGGTTGCTTAGATTCAAACTCTGAATAATGAACTAAAGAACCATTCCATTCTCTAACCATTTCAGAATAAGGAAATCTCATTCCTGATCTATCAGAAATAGCATAAGCATATTTTCCGGCAGCGTAACTACCCATTATACTCCATCCCCATAAAATGTTTGTGGTGATATGAAACTAGATGTACCTTGATTGTCTGCATCAAGTGCTCTTAACATTTCACTTTCATAAATTCTCTCTAACTCTTGCGTTCTTTCAGGGGAAACTTTCATACTTAAATAGTATGCAAGTCCTGACATCATACAAGGATAAAATCTATTTACAACATCTGCTGTATTAGAATAGCCACCAACATCTTGTATCTTTGCTAAATAATAAAAACAAAATTGAAAACTACTTGGTGTTGATGTACTTGATACACTTGAACTTGGTGTTGTATATAAAAAAATACTTGGATTTAATTTTCTCTCTACATAATATTGTGAAGGAGTTCCTTTAGTTAATTTATTTGCCGTTTGTGAATATGCAGATCTATCTATTTTTGTAAGTGCTACATCTTGCGGTGCTGTTGGTGTTGAATTATTTCTATAATACGCTTCTAATACAGTACTAATATCTTGTGGAAAATTAGTTGAATCACTTGCAAAACTATATTCAGCTTGACCTTCTATTAATGGTACTTTTGCTAATTTTACTTTCCATAAATGTACACCTCTATTACCCCATTCTTGAAAAAGAATATTTAATGATCGTCTTGCAGATCTTAATTGATAACCTGTTCTTGTTCCTAATACTCCTGTTCTTTCATAAGCTTCCTCAATAATATCATCCATTTGAGGATCAAATTCAGTAGTGCCAGAAGTAGGTGCAATTGTTTGAGCAGCATTACCCATACCACTATGAACTGTACAATAATAAAATAATACAGGAGCGCCAGTAGTTCTAACTGGTGCAACATTAATTGTTGTATTTGATCCAGCTTGACCAGGAACGCCAGCAGTAGTTACACCTGTTGTATAAGGTGCTGCTGGTGAATTATTTGGATTTGTAGAAAATGCAAAATAGTGTGTATTATTACTACTATTAGAAGTATCAAAAATATATTTATTACCTTCTTGTAAATAAAGTACAGGAGCTAACTCTCCGTTAATATACCATCTATTACCGGTACCATATTGAGTAGTCCCCGTTGCTACGGTGACTGTGTAAGTAATTGTAGCCACAAGTTGCTCCTATTAGCCGCCAGTTATTGTTAAAGTAACACTTCCACCCGCACCTGCTAAATTATAAACAATTCCTGTATCAAAAAGAATTCCAGAACCTGGAACATAAACTTCTAGTCCTTCTGTTCCGAAATTATAAGTTGCTACTAAATTACCTGCTCCAGCTGCGCCTGCAGTTGCTACATTATGTAATTTTAAAACAGCATTTGCTATTCCTTTTCCTTGAATAGAAGTAATTCTAGCTCTACCTAGTCTACCTAAAGCATCGGCACCTATTGTTGCTAATAAAACGGTTGTTTGATCACTTGAGTATGATGACATAATTTTTTCCTTTTTATTTTGTACTATGCTCCCGAAGGAGCATAGATTAATTTAGTTACTACGCAGTAATATTAATATTTTGTGCGTACATAATAGTAAATGTTCCAGCGCCTGCTGATGCATCATTGTTAGCTCCATTATAAATGAAAGCTACTTGCACATCAGATGTTCCAACGTCTAGCCAAGTTGCACAAAGTGCTGCTGCTCCTAATGCAAGAGAACCTGTTGCGCTAATATTAGCATCATTAACATAAAGATCAGAGTTACCTACAACTCCAATATCAAGTAAATCTGCACCACTATCATTAAATGCTGTTTCAACATTAATTTTAATATCTATTATTTGAGAGTTTGCTGGGATTACAGCAGTAGTATTTACGTCTGCTCCTTCATCTCCAAAAGCAACTTGAACTTGTTGAGACATAACAACAAAACCTGTGTTTTGCATGTTAGTTCCAGCTGTAGTACCTGTTGTATTTCTTATCGTTCCTGCTTTTATAGGACCCGAAAATGTAGTTGTTGCCATGTTATATTCCTCCTAGAATACATAAATATAGTCCTCTAGGGATGTCGACTATACGCGTCTATATTTATTTTTATTATTGTTTATGTATAGTGATTAAAATATATATGATTTTTGATTAGAGTGCAAGAGATTGCATAGTGAATGTTCGTTTTTCAAAATAGTAGCTTTTTACTAAGTAGCTACGGAAACTTGTGGTGCAGCGTCTTCCACTTTACTAACATGGTGTGCTAGTTCAGCTTCTTTTGTCTTAATATCAGCAATTACTTGTCTGACTTTATGATCTATCTTGACCATATCAAGAGTATATCTACCCTCGTTAAGATGCTCCTGCTCCCAGTTCAATTCCAGTGACCTCTTCGCTTTGTAAAGGTCTTGTAATTGTTCCATCTTGGACCTCCTCATAAGTTATCCATTTTATAGACTGACTTGTAAATCCGTCTTTTTCCCATCTTACACTTTTTTCTCCTAGCTTGTCAACTATAGAATTTTCTATAGCTTCAGCAGTATCTTCACACAAAAGATCTAATCTTGCATGGTATCCATACGCTCTAATGTTAACTAAGAATTTTTTCATGATTTCTACTTTCTTGTAACATAAAAAAAGGGGGTTTGCACCCCCTTTAAATTTAATTACTTAACGATTATAACGCGCCTGAACCGAAAGCACCTCTAGGGTCAGAAAATCCGAAGACATATCTTTCTCTAGCTTTGTATCTTACGTTTCCAGTATCAAAGTCACCTTCCATAGTCGTTTTGATAGGTGATCTGTTGAAATGCTTAAGACCATTAGGTACATCAGTTTTAATGAACCATCTTCTTGCATTAGTTAAGTAATGGTTAAGAGTGTACCCTTGAGGTATCATTCCCATATTCTTAATTGCATTGATGTCATTATCTGCTGTTCCCGTTTGACCTTGCGAGTTCATCAGTCTGTCAGCTGTAAATTGAAGAGCTGAAGGAATTACTAATTTCATTCCTCTTGCTGCGATCAATAGACCTCTTTCATCTGTCATTGCAGCGATATCAATTAATGATTGCTCCAATGATGTTTCGTTAAGATCAGCTGCAGTTGCCAACATATTACTGAAAGTTCCAGATAATGTTGGGTGTGCATTTGAAAATAACGGTTGACCATCGCCACCAGCAAAAGCTGCAAGGAATCCATTATTTAGAACTCCAGCGCCTTTTACTTGTTTAGTGTTTGCCATAGATCTTGCTAAAGCTTTTGTATATCTAGACGCAAGTCTGTCATACAAGTTATCTTCGATAGCTTCTTCTGTGATTGCAAACGCTAATGCGATTGTCTCGTTAGTGTATCTAGCAGTGAATGTTTCTTGTGCATCGTCGAACTGAATGCCTTGGCCTTCAGGTTTAACTGCTGCATTTGCGAAACCAGATAACATTACTTCTTCTTCGAAAGCTCTGTCTGATGATTCCGTATCGAAAATTTCCGCTGCTTCGTTTACGTATTGTTTATATTCAAGTCCAAATAATGCATTTAGACCTGGCTCTAGTTCTTTAACTAGTTGTGCTCTTGATATTGCCATTGTTTATATACTCCTATTTGGGTTATGCTTGATATTGGTTAGCTTGAGGATTGTATGACACAACAACGTCTGCACCAGCGACTAAAAAGTCATTCTGATTTACAACATTTGCTGATCTTACAATTTTCCACATATAGTTAGCTAGACCTGCTGCACCTGGTATATCTAATGTAGAATCAGATTGACCATCTACACCTACTCCAACGTTATTTAAGTTGAAACCTGTGTTAGTCAATGTATTGAAACTAGCATTAGTTAATGCTGCGTCAGCTCTTACTGTGTATTCTTGTGCTGAGTTTGTATTTACAAAAGCAGTGATATTTGCACTACCTGTGTTGTA